AATATGGCAACTACTATCAAGTCAACAGCATTAGACTTCAATTCAATTAAAAATAATCTAAAGACATTCTTACAAGAAAAAGAAGAGTTTACGGATTATAATTTTGAAGCTTCTGGATTATCTAATTTATTAGATGTATTGGCTTACAATACTCACTACAATGCGTTGATTGCCAACTTTGCATTGAATGAATCTTTTCTTAGTACAGCGCAGCTAAGAAGCTCGGTCGTGTCTTTATCAGAAGGAATTGGATATATTCCTAAGACCCAAACATCTGCCAGCGCTACTGTCACACTTTCGATCAACACAGGAAACCTAGCTGGACGACCAGCAACGATCACATTGCCAGCAGGCACGACATTTACATCAACTGTCGATAGCGTAGTGTATACTTTTCAAACGAAGGAAGCTATTGTTGCCACGGATGATGGTAATGGTTACTATCAGTTCGAAACACAGGCCGGCGATGACAATATTGTAATCTATGAAGGTACAGCAAAGACAAAAAGTTTCTTTGTGGGGACAGATGCTGCGAATACAATCTATATTATTCCAGATGAAACAATGGATTCACAATCTGTTGTTGTAAAAGTATATGACACGGCAACATCAACGACGTACACAACTTACAACAATATTATTGATGCAACACTAATAGATGCTAATTCAACGCTATACATTCTGAAAGAATCGCCCAATGGATATTTTGAATTATCGTTTGGCGATGGATCAATTCTGGGACGGACGCCAACAGCTGGTAACAAAATTGTAGTTGAATATCTTTCAGCTGTTGGTGAAGATGCTAATCAAGCAGCAATCTTCAAGGCATCTAATAGAGTTGAGGTAACAGATGGTAATGATTACAATCTCAATGTTACAACTATATCAAATGCGGCCGGTGGTGCTGGTAAAGAAACGATAGAATCGATTAGAAAAAATGCACCGTTTCAATATGCATCACAAAACAGGATGGTAACAGCTGCAGACTATTCTGCTTTGGTTCTTAGAAACTTCTCATCATTAATCAAAGACATCAAGGCATGGGGAGGGGAAGATTCTCTTGATCCTGAATTTGGTGTTGTTTATATGTCTGTCGTCTTCAACGATAATGTTACTCAGGCTCAAATTGACAGCACAAAACTACAGATCCTTGATCTTGCAAGTCAGCTCTCAGTTGTTTCTTTTGATCTTAAGTTTGATGATCCTGTTGAGACTTTTATAGAGACAGGTATATTTTTCCAATTCAACCCTCGATTGACATCAGTCAACCTCAATGTTGTTCGTGCAGAAATTGACACAATTGTTGATACGTATTTTGCGAATAACACAGGTAAGTTCGAGAGAGCATTTCGTCGATCAAATTTGTTGACATTGATTGATGAGGTCAGTCCTGCTGTATTGTCGACCCGTGCAGAAATTAAAATGCAACAACGGTTTGTTCCATTAATTGATAATCTTAACAGCGTATCTCTTCGGTTCCCTTCTCCATTAGCTGAACCAGACGATAAAAATCATATTATTACTTCTTCTCCGTTTAAATATCAAGGACGGATTTGTAATATTAGAAATAGACTTAACAGTTCTACTCTAGAAGTAATTGTTATCGCTGATTTGTCGGTCGCGATCGACAATGTTGGCACATTTAATCCAACTACCGGCGTTGTTAGCATTGTTGGATTGAGACCGGAAGAATTGATTGGTGGGGAAGATTACATTAAGATTACTGTAACACCAGCAAATCAAAGTGCAGTTGCTCCAGTGCGAAATGATATTCTTAAGCACGACAAAGTAAACTCCTTTATTACACCTGTAGTAGTAGACGCATCTTACTAATATGGCGCACGTTACCCAAGACAAAACTCTAGTCGATAATAATCGACGGGACCTTTCATTCAGTGATAAGCACTCAATTCGTGAGGTGTTGCCTGAATACTTTGGCTCGACATATCCTAAGTTCCTTGCATTCCTGGAAGCATATTATCAATTCGAGCATGATCCAATTTCACCATCTCATCTAATCCATGAGTTGTTTGAAAGCAAGGATATTTCTGCAGCAGATGAAAAGCTGTTAAATTTCATTGAGGATGAATTGCTGCTCGGCGAGCAATATTTTCAAGGATTCCAAGATAAACGAGCAGCTGCAAAGGTCTCAAGTGTTCTCTATAGATCCAAGGGCACTTTGTTTTCTATGCAACAATTCTTCAGAATGTTCTATGGTTTAAATCCAGATATTGAATATACGAAGAAATATATTTTTACTGTCGGTCAATCAGAAATTGGTTCGGAGTCTGAACGATTTATTTTGAACGATAAACTGTATCAACAGTATGCTATCCTTATTAGAATTGGTATACCACTCAGCGAGTGGAAGGATACATACAAACTGTTTGTTCATCCGGCTGGATTGTATCTCGGTGCAGAAGTTCAACTTGCTGCCACAGGGGATGTAAATTTATTCGCGCCAACAGCCACACCTGACGAGGCACCCGCGATTGCTGTACACAGCACAGGAGCGTTGGTATCAACTACACTAACAGAGGTTTCTGGTTTGGTTGTTGCAAGAGGTGGTATCCATGGTGATACCTATGATGATGCATTAACAGATAGCGAGTATAGCGTGGTAAGAAGAGTTGAAGTTTCCACTAACTTTAAGGGTGAGCCAAACTACGGAGACCTTACAATTGAGCAATTGGATAGGACATACGATGATATTGGTGAGGCTGCAGGTAGAACATCTCCATCGTTCGATGAAGATTCTGCTGGTGTTGATTTCCGGGTTGCACGGCTCTCGTCTACGCTTGATACGTTTGACGAAGTTTATGTACCAGTTTGGGATCCATTGGACAGACAGTTTGATAGTGATCTGCCCATCGTATAAATATCAGTATAACTAATTAATAGGTTAGAACATGGCACGACAGAACATTAATATTGGCACATCAGCTAACGACGGTACAGGTGATACCTTACGTGTTGCTGGCCAAAAGATCAATCAGAACTTTGCTGAGATCTATGAGCAGCTAAGTGGGGATAGCGGTCAGCCTTCTACTAATATTCAAATTCAAGACACTACTATTAGAAGAACTCAGACTGCTTCTAACTATACCGATCTTGCATTTACAACCCCAACCGCTGCGCGTACAATCACATTTCCTAATGCTACTGGTACTGTTATCTTAAACGATACGACAGACACATTAGAAAATAAAACATTGCTGACGCCAGCAATGACACAACCAGAAATTAAGGATGCGGATTCTTCTCACAATTATGTTCTTGTTCCTGGGTCGTTGACGGCCAATACTAACCTAAACATTCCAACGTTGACAGACAGCGATACGATTGTTACACTTGCGACGCAACAGACTTTAACAAATAAGACTCTTACGTCTGCTACTCTTACAACTCCTATTGTTGATAGTTCTATTAATGATATCAATGGTGCAGAACTTATTAAAGTAACAGCCACAGCAAGTGCTGTTAACGAGGTTACTTTAGCCAACGCTGCTACGGGTAACGGTCCATCTCTAAGTGCTACAGGTTCAGATACTAATATTAATTTCAATGTTAATAGTAAAGGATCGGGTGCTGTTGAGGTTAACAAGTTGGCATTGAATCATCAAACACAAACAGCTGATGGAGCTGTTAGTGATAGTGCCTCTTTCGTAGTATTCAACAAAGGCTCAGCTCTTGCAGCAACCCTTGCTGATGGAACAACAACAGGAGAACTCAAGATTATGGCCAATGCTGGTGCAGGTCTAGTTACAGTTACTCCAACCAGCTTTGCTCCAGGCACATCGTTTAGCTTAGCACAAAACGGTTCAACACAAGTTATTTGGTCAGGCGCTAACTGGTTTATGGTTGGTGGTGCTGATTCAAGCAACGCTTACGTCACAATTACTGCATAATAGGATAAACAAATGGCAGCGACAATCACTGATAATTTAAAGAAACAGTTTATAAGTCAGACAATAGCTGATATTGAAAACGTCAGCAGTTACTACTATGCGGCAGTTGGTAAAAACGATCCATGGGATTCTGATCAGAATCCTACAACTCCTACCAACTCATTGCGTACCGCCAGACAAGCAAGGTATGCTGTTCAATCGTATAAATTAGTATCTGATGCATCCGCTGTTGTACCCCGTAGTAACTGGTCAACAGGTGCTGTATATTCGGGTTGGGATGATGCTGGTGTAGGCCATCCTACTAACAACTTCTATGTAATAACAGACGAGAACCAGGTGTATGTTTGTTTGCAGGGTGGTCGGAATGCCCAAGGACAGGCTGTCCCTTCCACTGTTCAACCAACAGGTACCGGCACAAGTCCGTTTTACACAGCTGATGGCTACATGTGGCGTTACTTGTATACTATTGGTGCATTATCTGCTTCCAAATTTCTAGCCGCAAACTTTATGCCAGTCCAAAGAATTGATAGTGCTGGCGCCGCAGATCCTGAGTCAGAAAGAAACCAAGTAATAAACCAGAACGCCGCTGTTGCAGGACAAATTATTGGTTATCGAGTTACAAATCAGGGCAGTGGTTATGAAACCGTTCCAGCTGTCACTGTTGTTGGTAATGGGACAGGTGCTACTGCAAGAGCGTTCATCGATGGCGGTGCGGTTGTAAAGATAGAAATTGATTCGAATGGATCTGGCAGTCCTGATATTGGATCAGGGTATGACTGGGCCTCTGTTTCTGTAGAAGCTCCGACTGGTGTGGGTGGTGTGACAGCAGTGATTCGGCCTGTAATTGGTCCGTCACAAGGCTTTGGTTATGATGCGCGAGATGACTTAAAAGCAAGCGCAATGATGCTTAATGTTAAGCCATCTGGAGCAGAAGATGATGACTGGATTATTACATCTGGCAACAGCTTCAGACAAGTTTCTTTGATTCGCAATCCTAAGAAATGGCAAGACGTAGATTCCGATTATACAAGCACCACAGGATCTGGTTTAAGATATCTATCACTATCGTCTGTTAGTACAACATTTCAACTAGGAACCTCAGGTGCACCCGCGATTATTGAAGGGGGCACATCTGGCGCTCGTGCTTATCTCGATGATGTGTATGACTCTGGTTCTACCCATTATCTGTATTTCCACCAAACAGAAACGACAGGATTCACAAAGTTTCAAGAGTCGGAAACAGTGACGGTCGATGGTGGTGTTGGTGAAGGCGTCACAGAGCTTGTCGCAACAGACGCAGACTCTGATGCGTATACTAGAGGCTCAATAGATCCATTCAGTGGTGAATTGCTGTACATAGATAATAGAGCTCCTATTCAACGTGCTGAAGAGCAGACAGAAGATATTAAAATTGTTATTCAACTATAAAGAGTAGAAAAGAATGGCTACAAGTTTCTCGAAAAATTTATTTGCATCTACCTATAAAGACGATTACGTTGATAGCGACAACTATCACCGTATTCTGTTTAACGCCGGCCGTGCTTTGCAGGCTCGTGAACTTACACAGATGCAAACGATTACACAGACAGAAATGTCTCGTTTGCTGCGACATCTGTTTAAAGATGGTAACCCTGTCAATTCGGGAAACATGACGTCTAACAATGAATATGAATTCATTAAGTTAGATACATCAATTAATCCTTACCCTACAGGAGCCGCTCTAACTACACTAAACTCAGGTAGTCAACGATTGACAAGTACTGAGGGTGTCATCGTAGAGGTGATTGAGAGCACAGCCTATGTTAGTGCAGCAGAGCCTGCAACGCTGTTTGTTCGCTATGTCAGTACCCAAGCAGAAACAGCTGGTAGCGAACCAATTAGAGTTACACCCGGTACTACATTGTCGGGAGGTGATTTTACATTTACTGTACAGACAACTAACACTCCATCCAATCCAGCTGTGGGACAAGGTACACGGTTTTCTATTGACGCTGGTGATTTTTATGTCAAGGAAAGATTAGTATTTACTGGTTCACAGAGTATTATCGTTTCCAAATATTCTAGTACTCCCAACGCAACTATCGGCTTGAAGGTAACAGAAAGCATTGTTACTACGGCAGATGACCCTAATTTGTTTGACAATCAAGGTGCAACACTAAACAGATCTGCGCCTGGTGCAGACCGTTACAGAATCCGTCTCACACTTGCTGTGATTGAGGACCTCACTGCAACCGACAACTACATCTATCTTGCTCAAATACGCAACGGAGTGAAGATAGACGAAAATGTAACTGGTGATGATTACAACATTCCTGAAAAATTGTTAGCTACTAGAACATTCGAAGAATCAGGTAACTACATTGCCAAGAATTTTATTCTTAAATTTGATACGAACGAAGATGACAATACAAAAGTTGATTTAGACATTAGTAATGGTGTAGCGTATGTTGATGGGTACAGAGCGTTTATTAATCTTCCAACGAAGTTTACAATTGATAAGCCACGAACAACTGAATTAACAACAGATGAAGCAATTAGTGCTTCGTATGGTTATTACTATATTGGTGTTGCTAGTTCAAACGCTGGTTTGCCTAATCCGTTCGAACAAGTAACGCTAAAGAGTGGATCTAATTTTACAGGGACCACTCTTGGTACTGCTTATGTTAGTGCCGTAGAAGAAAACAACGATGGTAACTTCCGAATTCATTTGTTTGGTGTGGAAAGAGAGTCTGGCGCGAACTTAGGCGGTTTGGCATCATTGGGCACAAGCACAACAAACTATATCAATATTCTTGCAGAAAACGACACTGCGGTTTTGAAAGAAGCAGCTGCGAGCTCATACTTATTTGATTTGCCAATCACACGACCACAAAGCGTCACTGGTGCAGATATTACTGTTCACCGCTATTTCGGATCAATCTCTGCTACAAGCAACCAAGTTCAATTAACTGGATTAACAGATGCAGATTGGACTAACACAACTGATTTTGTGTTTAGTAGAGACTCTGATGTTTCGTTCACGGCAACGCTTGCTAGTGGTGGTACGGCGGGTGATACGTTTGCAAACTTTAACATTGATACCGTAACAATAGACGATGGAACATTGTTAGAAGTTCATGGTTTTGTGTTGTTGACCAATGCCCAACCTAAGCAGAAAAGTCTTACAACTACTACAAGTACAATCACACCTGCAGGTAATGGTACTGTTAATTTAGGAAAAGCAGATGTTTACGATGTGTTAGCAATCAGAAGTGGCTCAGTTTCAGGAGCTGACATTTCTTCTCGTTATGAGTTTGACAATGGTCAAAGGGATACACATTATGATTTGGGTCAATTGAGACTCAAGCCAGGACAAACAGCACCAGCAGGTGATGTATATGTACAGTTCAGGTATTTCGAGCATTTGGCAGGTGGCCACTATTTTGCCGTAAACTCATATTCAGGACAGATTGACTATGAAGATATTCCTGACTATACAAAAGACGATGGTTCTACAGTCAATCTCAGAGATGTACTTGATTTCCGTTCTGTAAAGAGTCCGAGCGATGACTTTACAAGTGCAGGATCAATTCAATTTAGATTACCAAGAAATGCTCAGGCTGTACAAGCTGATGTGAAGTATTATCTTGGCAAGACATTGAGAATTGGTATTGATCAGAACAGTGCCGTTAGTGTTCTAGAGGGTGAACCTTCTCTTGTCCCTCAGTTACCAGCTAAACCAACAGGCACGTTGGATTTGTTCCATGTTCACATGAATCCATACATGTTAAATGATGGAGATTTGTTTACTAACCAGATTCGCGCACAACGATACACAATGCAAGATATCGATTTGCTCGAGCAACGGTTGTCAAAACTTGAAGAAGTCACTTCGCTATCTCTACTAGAGACTCAAACAGATAACTTACTGGTATTTGATTCCGCTGGTAATTCTCGTCTCAAGTCTGGTTTCTTTGTAGATAATTTCTACGATCATGCTCGTGCATTAACAACGAGTGCTGATTATCATGCCTCTATTGATCCTCAACAAGGGATTCTTAGACCGTCGTTTGTTGAACAAGAGCGCCGATTGAAGTTCGACTCGGACAATTCGACTAATGTTGTATTGAAGGGCGACAATGTTTATTTGTCATACACTCACTCAACATATCAAGATCAGCAGTTTGCAAGCGAATATATTAACATTAATCCTTATGCTGTTGTACGCAAAGAAGGTTTCATGGAACTTTCACCTACAACGGATAACTGGGTCGAACGTGACTATGTTGCCGACAATGTGATAGATGGCGGGGTCACAATCAGCAACAATGCTAGTTTTGGTTGGAATAATTGGTTGTGGAATTGGGCTGGTCAACTACAAGGTCAGGCAACATTTGGTGCTTCGGTTCAGAACGAATCAATAGAGCGACGTATTAGTCACAGAATGCGGGGATGGAGGACAGTAGTAGGCACGTTCCAAACAGCACGTATTACGTCTGATAGAGTTATTCGTAATACTGTCGGAGACAGATTATTAGATACCGCTTTTATTCCATTCATGCGTTCAAGAAAGGTGTATTTCAGGGCTTGGGGTCTAAAACCTAACCACAGAATGTTCCCATTCTTTGATAATGTGGATGTGTCGTCGTGGGTTAAAGTTGAATCGTATTCTCGTCACAGTCAAAACGACGAAGATTATGGTAACCGTTATAATGCTGCAACTCAGCACCCCGATACTCCAACATCTGAAATCATTACAGGTGCTGATGGTACGCTTGCTGGTTCATTCTTCATTCCGTCTACAGCCGCAAGAAGATTCAGAACTGGTACCCGCGAGTTCAAATTAATGGATATTAATGTAGCGCAAGATGACAACGCGCTATGTATTGCACGTGCGAACTTTACGTCAACGGGAGTTTTGGAAACTCGACAACGCGACATTGTTGCAACGAGACGGATTGTTATTGGAGGTGGTACTACCACAAGAGCTTGGTTGGTTGATCCTCTAGCTCAGACATTCTTTGTTCCTGAAACAGAGGGTGTGTATGTAACAAAGGTTGGTATCCACTTTGCTACTGTGGATTCAACAATTCCTGTGATTTGTCAAATTAGACCAACAGTGAATGGTGTTCCATCATCAACAGAAATTCTAGCGATGACACAGCAAGTGCCAACAGCGGTCCCTGCTGATCTAACTACAGCTTCTATGACAGATGTACAAGGACTAGAAACTGTATTTGAGTTTGACGAACCTGTTTATCTAACAGGTGGTAACGAGTACTCAATTGTGTTGATCGCTGATACAACGACGTACAATGTCTATGTATCGAAGGCTGGTGATTTCCAATTGAACACGACTGCAGCGAGAGTTGCTAAACAACCTTCTCTCGGTTCGTTGTTTAAGTCACAGAACGCTAGAACATGGACTCCTGATCAAGAACGTGATTTAATGTTTACTTTGTATAAAGCAAACTTTAGTACAAGCCAGGGTGTCGCTAGACTAGTGAATGTAACAACACCTCTTGAATTAATTCAAACGAACGAATTGTTGACCGACTCCGGAGACTCTGGTGTATACATTCCTCTAACAGGACATGGTTTTGTTGTTGGAGATACGGTTAACATTGCTGGGGCAGAAGCTGTTGGTGGTATATCAGCAGGCTCTATCAATGGCGTGAGAACAATTGAATCAGTCGATGGATACGGATTTAAGATCATAGCTGATTCTGCTGCAAACGCGACAGCGTTGGGTGGAGGAACCGCAGTACTAACTGAACGACAAGTAATGATGGACGTTGCTGTTCCGCTAGTCGAAACCCTCGTTCCTCCAAACACTACAATAAGATTTACAGGTAAATTCCTTTCTGGTGTTTCATTGACGTCGAATGATGGTCTAAGTGGGTACAATCAAGATACCTCATTCACACCAATTGTTATTAACGATAATAACATATTTAACACACCTAAAGTGATTGCATCAGAGCGGGTTGAGGCAGCGCAAGGGTTCGATGCCAACAATGGTAACAAGTCAGTTCAAATCAACGCTATTTTGAATTCTTCGAATAGCAATGTATCGCCTATGCTCGATATGCAGCGTTGCTCAATTCTTGCTGTCAACAATTTGATCGACAGACAGGCTGCAGCTGCAACGAGTGGATTCAATGTACCTAATACGTACATTGCAGAAACTTCACCATCAGGTGGTACTCATCTCGCTAAGCATATTACTCTTCCTGTCGCTCTAGAAAATCCTGCAACAGGCATTAAAGTTCTTTTGGCAGCAAACAGACCTAATGGTTCTTACGTTGACTTGTATTACAGAACTAATACAAGCCAAGACAGCGCGGAAGGTATCTTGTTTAACACTGAGTGGATTCTACAGGATACTATTTCTCCTGTAGCGACAGATGATAACATAACAGTGTTTAGAGAGTATGAGTATTTGATTGGAGGTGATAATGGCGATTTGACACCGTTTGATCAGATGCAATTTAAGATTGTAATGAAATCAACAAACAGTTCGAAGGTTCCACAAATTCGGGACTTCAGAGCAATTGCCTTGAGTACCTAATATGAAATCTTATCATGTGCCTGTGGAGAACAATCCCGGTCTCGTGCGCGACATGAGATCGGGTGCAATTGTTAGTATAAATAGTAATGATGAAATAGCAAGAGCTCAAAGAGTAAAACAAGCTCGAAGAGATCAAATTAAACAACAAGCACAGCTTCGTGAAGACGTTGACAACTTAAAGAATGATGTACAAGATATTAAGAGCTTGCTTACTAAATTAGTAGAGAAGTTGTAAATGGCCAAGACAATTGTCAATTCAAGCGATACCATTAATGTATGGAAAGAGAAGACTAACGATATCTCGACCGATCTAGGTGATATCGTTCAGCTCACTACGGATACTGACTCCGATGTAGTAGGAGCTATTAATAGTCTTGATTCTAATCTTGGTCCTCGTGAAAATCTAACGACAATAGATAAAACCAATGTCGTTACTGCAATCAACGAACATGATGCAGAGATTGGTGATAGTGCATTAGCGACAACAGCTCAGACTCTACGTGCTGCTATCAATGAGCTTGACTCTGATATTGGTGCTGAGCCAGCAACTAACTTAACAACCACAGCAAAGACTCTTACAGGTGCTATAAACGAGCACGAGACAGACATTGGCAACATGACGTTGACCGGTCTCACTGCTACTGATCTTTCAGCAGCTGCAAGAGAATTGCGTACAGAGCTTGGTGACGTAACAGCTCTCACAACAACAGAAAACACTAATACAGTAGGTGCTATTGTAGAAGTTGTTGACCGTGTTGATTCGCTAGATGGTCTTCTTGATCAAGCTGTATTAGTAGCATCTGATGTAGAATTCAATAGCGTTACAAACGGCCGGCAAGTTGTTGACAGCACAGGTGTAACCAACACCGGCGACTTTACTGTTGATGCAGCAACAAGTATTGTACTTGATGCAGACAACGCTACTGTTGAAATTGCTGATGACGGCACAACTCAATTTACATTTACTAATGACGGTACAAACAAAGAGATTGATGTACCAGCCGGTGATCTAACCGTTGATGTAGAAGGTGACATTAACTTAGATGCAAACGGAGGTGACGTCGCTCTAAAGGATGATGGTACACAGTATGGTGCATTTACCAACACATCGGGTAACCTAATTGTCAAGTCAGGCAGTACGACTGCCATGACATTTGATGGTGCTAATGTTACTACTGCTGGTACGGTTGCAACCGGTGGTAGTGTTACTGTTGGTGGTACAAACATCAACAGGACAGGCAGTCTAACACTCGATGTCTCTGCTAACATCAGCTTGGATGCTGATGGTGGCAACATCTATTTGAAGGATGGCGGTACCACAGTTATTACTGCTAACCTAACAGGCACTCCTAAGATCTTTACTGGTTCTGGCAACCTAGAAATTGAAGCGGCTGGCGACCTTCTTCTTGATGGAGACGGCGGTAATGTTATTGTCCAAGACAACGGCGATGAGCTTTTAAGATTTACAAACACATCAGCTGAACTGACAACATTCAAAGTTGAAAAAGACGAGCTTTTATTTGAGATAGGTGATAAAGCTACAGCAACAGGTGTAGCTACATTCAAGGCTTATGGGGGTGAATTCCACTTCCATGATTCAACTACTCATGGCCTTGAGATGGATCTTAGTACCGATGCAGCTCGTGTCAGAGCCAGCTATGGTAGACTAGATCTTGTATCGGATAGTTCTGATGTTAGGATTGATCCATTTAGTGGCAACGTTACGTTGTACAAAAATGGTGTATCGTATGCCACTCTAACAAGAAAATCTGCTGATAACAACCTTGAAGTTAAGTCTAATGGCCAAACGGTGTTTACTGTTTCTACTGGTACTCCAACAACGGAAAGAGATGTTACGTTCAATGGTAAGGTTTTTCTACCAAATGCAGATCTAACAGATTCGTTAGATGATAAACATCTCTCAGAAATACTCAACTTTTTGTTGACAAACATTCAGGATGCCGATGCATATGCTGGTACGCTATCCCTCAACACCGTCGCGACAAACCTAACAGCTGCTGTTAACGAGCTAGAGTCAGATTACATTGGTGGTGACATTGCTCAACTAACTACAACTGGTACCGATCTAATTTCTGCCATCAATGAACTTGATGGTGAAATCGGTACGCTGGCGAGCTTAAATACAGATGCACAAGGTTCGTTGGTTGCCGCAATCAACGAAGTTGATACAAATGCCAATACAGCAAATACAACAATTGGCACAATCTCAAGTTTTAATACAGCTTTCAAATCTGGCACAACTGTTGTCAGCAACGTCAATAATTTGTATACTACCCTCAATGGTCGCATTGGAACGCTGTCAAGTTTAAATACCACAGCACAATCAAATGCAGTTGCTGCTATCAATGAACTAAAAGCTAGAATTGATACAGACAGCGATCGTTTAACCACTCTTGATGGTACATCGGGCGCGGTTGGCGACCTTGATACAAAAGCGACGACAATAGTCGGGGCGATCAATGAGGTATTTAATAGAACAACAGATTCGGTAAGTGAGGGTTCGACAAATCAATACTTCACAGACGCCCGTGCAAGAGGTGCTGTTAGTGTAACAGATGCTGGTGGTGATGGCTCATTGAGTTATGATTCTGGTACCGGTGTATTTACTTACACTGGACCATCTGCTTCTGAAGTCAGGGCGCATATTTATGCTGGTGAGGGTCTTGATTTTCAATTTGGTATAATTAGTGGTGAAGATGCAACAAAGGATAACAAAGGTATTGCATCGTTTGACTCTGCCAACTTTACTGTTACAGATGGTCATGTCGAATTGTCGTTGAATGGTTTCTTGTTAGATGGTGATATAAGTACTCTTGCCGGCATTTCTGTTAGTAAGCTACAGCAGATTGATGCTAATACTGTTCTTGGTAATGCAACAGGAGCCACAGCAGCTGTTACGGCGACTCAAGTTCAGACAGCAATGATTGCTAATAATGCCGTTACTAATGACAAAATTGAGCAAGTAAATACTACTTCAAGTGTAGGATACGTTTTAGGTAGAAGTGCAAGCGCAGCTGGTAATGCAGATTGGATACAAGTGACTAATAGTATGATTGCTGATGGTGCAGTTACGGCGAGCAAGCTTGTCGATGGTGGCACTACCCTAAATATTAAAAACAGCTCTGGTACTACAATATTCACTATTACGGGTGTCAGCTCTTAATTATTTGTAAAGGTTTGATATGACAGTACGTACTCCTCTAAAAGATGCGGGCTTAGAGTCTAACTCTGTAACTCTACAAGAAGAATCTGATGTTACGTATGCCCAGCTCAAGTTGGTCAATGCATATTATGGATTGTTGAGAAGCGATCCTGGATCTTCCAGCACGCAGTTCAACGCTGGTGTTGCGTTGTATTTTGGTTTTACACATACATATGGCTCGTACCCCGAAACAAATTATCAGTACACAGAACAGAGCATAGAGACTGCAACAAGTTGGACTCAGTTGACTGGGTATGGTCAGCCATATGTGATGGATATTGTGCGCTACAGGGGTACTTCACTAGCTAGTTCGCCAGGAGATACATGGACTGCCTTAGATGAAAATGATGATATGCAGAACACTTGGCTCGAGCCTGGCACCGGAACAACAAATGCTAGTGATTACACTGCAACAGTTGATGTGGTGACACGCACTGGGTATTATAACAATCTGGCTCAGTGGGTCCATGGCGATCCCAGCAGTCTTGCAGACATAGCGGAAGAAGATCGGCCATTGTATCGAGATGCTAACGGTGACTTACGTCGAATGACATTGGCGGATATTGATGATACGTTCATTAAACCTGCAATCTTACTTCTAAATGGTGAAACGTCTTTAGCGCTATCGACTGAGGATCTCAGACCATATACAGTAGCTAGTGGCAGTACTCCTAGTGGTTACTCCGTGTTGAATGCCCACAACAATGGAAGCTTTGGATCGGGGGTTTTGTTTCAAGATACACGAGCAGATGAAGATGCGTATGTGAATACAGGATTATTGTATACTAGTTCGACTGAGAAATTAATTAATAGATATTTTTTGTTCCGGAAGTTAAATTGCAACACAACTCTCTCCGCTTACTCAAATAAATCCTATGATTTTTATCGGTTTACTGATAGTAACGATCTTCAACCATACACACCCGACCAACTTGCAAGTAAATTAATAAATCGTATGAGTTATTATATTGCTGCAGTTGACAATTATAGAATTAGATTTCGAATGACGTACGGTATAATACCTAGCAGTTATTGGAATGGTGAAAGGTTTCCAGTGGGATCATTGATGAGAGACACGAGGTTGGATGATTCAGTAAGACTTGAAAGGCGGTTTACTGACGATGACTACCGTTCGCAATTTGTACCAGTAAATGATGGATCGCCGCAAAATATTCAGCAGTACCGTTTGGTACAGGGGCGATATTAAGGAGTAATTATGTACGATAAAGGTAAATTTGTTAGAGCCTATTTTGTTCAAGGATCGCGAGATACAGTAAGAGCGTTTTGGAAGCCGAACAATTCAAATGAGCTGCAAGAGGTGCTTGCAGAAACGCTTCCAGGTATTGATCGTGGGTATGATGCAATTCTTAAAGACCTATCCTTAGATGACATTGAGCGCGAAACAAATGAAAATGAAAAGGTTTTTCGTCAGCAGCTTGCTAACTTTTATATGGCAGAAGCGGAGAAGAAAGGATTCGTTTACGATCCATCGGTTGTGGAGCCAAACAAGAGATTGAACTTTGATTGGTTGTTTGAGCTACCCGAGGGAACAGAGGGACAAGACTTCTTGTTCGAGCTCAAGCTAAGATTATTTGATGATGAAAGAATTGCCTCATCTTCAGATGCTGACACAAAGAAGAAGATGCGCGACGCCGACAACGTGCTTGATGCAATGTATTACGCGGGTAAGTTAATCCACGAATAAATGGTAATCCTTCCAATTGCGAGGATGATTAGCCATGTGGGTAAAATGAACAAACTTAATTGTAGGCCAGAACTCTCCCCCTAAGTATGCATAAGAGTGCCCAGTCGCCTCTTTGAACTTTGTATTCATCCGCGAAATACTGTGGCTGTGTTCTGGTCGAGCCTCCATTCTGCAAAACCAATCATTGGGCAGTTTGACTAGCTCAAGGCGTTCATTTACTGTGTCATTAATAAAATGCTGCTCTCCATTGACCGGTCCTGATGTAAAACCTTGTTCGATATAAGTTGTCTGCCAGTGGTGAGGATCGCTCATAAACTTTTCATAGATGTATGCGCAGTCTTTGGGATAGTATTTGTAAAACCCACCGTTAATTGTAAATCTGGTTTTTAGATCATCGAATCCCCATCTCCACCAACCCGGTGCAGCTAAGAACTGTCCTCGCTCGATTGGGTATTCAAATATCTTTTTGTAGTCATTGATTAACAACACGTCAATATCCATCACACAAATTGGTTCATCAATATCAAGTGTCATCCCGTACATCTTATTCCATTGAAGTTGTACTCTCGGATCGATTGGTTCACGAACCCAAACAAACTCATATTCAGGTAGCTTTGATTCTAAGTACTGCTCGTACTCAGGACCATACCTGTTTCCTATTCTAACGGCTATGATTTTCATGTATAGTTATTTCTTTTAGAGGTGATATGCCAATTACTGTTGTGTTTGGAGTGGTAAGCAGTTTATTATATGTATCTCGGATGTGGCGCCACGTATGTCTAGTGTATTGATTTGGATCAATAAACGTATCACCAATATAAATTAGCTTTGTCGCCTTTGCGTCAAGACTAATATCATTATCTAACCAATTGAATAATATTGCTGACGCATTTGAAATCTCTTGAACAACATCAGCCCAAACATCGTCAGACCACAAAACGTTGTTACAGTTGTGTTCAGGTTGATGCATGTATAAATTGTACCGCTCAGCCATAATTTTAGTCATGTGTAGCAGTTGCAATCCGTTTGTAGGTTTAGCGCCAAACAATCCATATAAACTTTGTTTCCACAACACATAGTGTTTATTGGCGCCACAAAAAATCATCTTTGTGTGCTTGTTACTGCCCAACGAACCCCAAATTAGTTCACCTATACTTCCTGATGCTGGTGCATATATTTTATCATACTGTCTTGGGGTTAGTTGACTAATATATTTTACTACGTCGCTGTATTTTTCTATGTCGCGGTATATTAACAGATTCGGTTGTTCGACAGATGGATTATTGATCCACACAGTTTCTGCATTTGTAAATCGCTGTACAGTATCTGATTGTTTTAGAAGATTGCAAAATAACGTCCGTCCTTTTATCCCCCTTGTCGGTGTGTTTGTGGATTCGTTATTTAACCAAAGATGAAAAATGTCAGCGATGTTTGATGCTGGTGACAGAGGAGTGTAATATTTTACACCACTCCAAGAAACAATTGCATAGTTGTATTTTTGTTGCAGTGCTAGTTTGTATCCACCCTCTAAACTATCTGCAAATATAATGTTGCATCTTTCTGGATATGATAGCCATGTCGTAACTATGTCCTGATCAGTAGTAGTTGGATTTGTCAGTATTATATGGACGTAGTTTTGATTGGTGGCTGGGCCATTAATAATGTAGTTTTGTAGTTCCGTCATAATTAAATATCTTAATGATTCTGACAAATTATTTTTTCACGAAATGGGTCAACTCCCATCACAGTTGTATTAGGCAGTGAACAATATTTATTGAATTGTATATCCATATAATCTATGGAATAATGAAAGTATGAAAATACGTATGAAAAAATATTAGTTAGGTATACTAAGTTTCTTTTCGATGGATCTATTGATGGCAACTGTGTCATGCAATCGAGCTCAATCATATCCACATCTTGCACACTGTTTATTGTGTCGACCCATTGCTGATCTGACCAAAACTCACCGTACTGATTTGCTTTGTATTCTGCAACATCAACGTAACAACCATACCGCCGTGCAACAATTTCTGTAATTCGATCCAATTGATCAACGGAAGTCACTCTAGCGTTGCCAGCACTGTACGCCCCGTAAAGACTATCCTTCCATATAACAGAAGGTTTGTTGTTATCAAAAAATACTAATTTGGTGTTGCTGTGACCAAACTTTGTCCACAAATATTCCCCCACAGCACCAGATGCTGGTGCGTATATAACATCATACTTGGGTCCATTGTATTCGTTGTAAAATCGTTCTAATGTGGAAAAATGACTGGTGTTGTTTCTGTATATAATGTTGGGAACTTGCTCTTTGTCCTGGTTCAAAGGAGCTGACACTTCTTCTCGTTGGGGGTAGGTGAAGTATTTTAAATGTCGCTCTTCAGTTGTAAAATTCAGAACTTGCTTACCATCAACTAACAACGCAGTAATGTACTCAGCCATTTCTGCGTCTACAACGTCCTTCTTTTCAGTACCCGGTTTTAACCACAGGGGTGTGTAATCATCATGTATGTTTTGTTTACATACAACAGGAACACTTGCTGTCCCTGTCCACTTGCCAAACGATGGACGTCCCACAGATCGCCAATGTTTCAGATCTAGAAACATTGACTGGAGGTGTAACCTACCGTATTGTTTGTTTGGATGCCACAATATGTGCCCCTTGCAAGGACTCTGCTCACTTTCGTTTTCTATCCATTGATCAAACATTGTCCATATGTTGTCGGCTGGAAGTGATGGCGTACGATATACAGTGCCGACATATGAAACCAATGCATAGTCAAAGTTGTCTGCCTCAGCACACCCCTCATCTAAGGTCTTTGCAAAGATTGCTGCCTTCTCTTTGTCGGTGTTATCACCTCTACGGATACCAGTAAACCATGTTAGTCCCATCAACTGTTTGTAAAAATCTCCGAACGGCAGCAATGGATAGTCCAGTATAATGTGGACCTGCTTCCTGCTATTGTTTTCTGCATGGTGTGTGTTTGATATAATATAATTCTTATACTCGTCAAACGTCTGCATCTGGATATTCTTTTTCAAATGATCTTATGAATAATTTATTTCGCTTGTCACATGACCCCCCATGGACAATGAAGTGTATTCTTGGCAACTTGCTGAAGTTTGCTGCTTCGTGGAATGGTCCATTATTAAACCAATACACCTCTCGTGGCTGAAACGGCACCTCAAGTTTGTCTTCTGTTCTACGCAAATAGCAATCAGCAGGTTGCGTGATTGCTATGTTAATAGCTGACATAACGTCGTTCTTCAATTCCATTCCATCTGTCCATTGATGGGTGTCAGTATGGCTATGAATATAACCACCCGACTCTAATAACATAAACCGACACCTACCGTAGCGACCGTTATTCGGAAACGTGTTTTTTAACCAATCTGTCATTATCGGTGCATGGTCTGTTAACATTGTCCACTTGTACCTGTCCTTAGCGTTGGGATCATAATGAGTAATGTTCCACTCTTCCCCATACAATGTAGCAGAACTCCATCCACGGCCGTGACTTACACGATGAGGTGTAAATAGTTGATTATTATACACCGCCATGGCCTCTTGTTCAACCTGTGGTGGTATCTTTATATCTGCTTTGAGATAAAAAATATTATTATTTTTGCACCATGTCCGTATTTGTTCCACTCGAGTATTCATTTTTGTCCTATCACCATAAACCTCGTATATTGTTCTAATTTAAGTTCACCGGTATAGTACAAACGTGACAGTCCACAACTATTAACAAACTCGTCGAGTGTTGATTTGCAATTGATATGCTCTGTGATCCTTATCCCATCAGCGTGGGTGTAATTGTTGCTTTGCATTGCATACATTGACTTGTTGTTAAGATTCATTTCCACCAAATCAAATTCCATGTGTTCGCAACTTGTGTTGATGACAACATCATACTGTTCATGTGAGTGTTCTAACCAAAGTTTTGCATCAGTAGAAGTAAACCTAAATTTATCATTGTCGCCATACATTATTATGTTGAACTGCTCGGCCAAATGTCTAACTGTGGGGTCGGTATCTACACATGTGAAATGATTACCACCAAGATAATATGGTATGTATGTTGGGTACCACGATCCTAATAATAGCACGTTGTCAGGTGTAACGTGTTTTGCGAGCTGCTCTACCAACCACTGCTTACTATGTAGTTTGTTTGGCAGTAAATGATTTGCAAACTGTGTAATATCTGGGGAGCTCGAATTTGATTTTATTGTTTGTGCAAAAGCTCCAACAAAATAATTATCTATTGAATTCAAGATCAATTAGCGCTTTCATTGTTTGTCTGTCATATTTTACATTCATCATCAGAAAAAAGCATTCGTCGCTAAAACTAACTGCAGAATGTTTTATCATTGCATTGATTAAATAGATGTCACCATCCTTCAAAGGCAGAACAGAATTTCCTAAAATCAAATGGAAGTTATTATAATCACAATTATTGATACAATATAGTAATCTGCATCCTTCTAACTCTGGTGAATGCCACTCCATTGGCCCGTCGCGGTGAGGACGGAAATAACCACCAGCCTGTAGATTTACAATGTGTGTTCTACCCAACGATGACCCAAACTTATCAAGAAGGGATCCTAGTCCCGAATCATAATAGTGCTGAGTTTTTTTAGTAAATGAAAATTCGTGTTGATCGAGTTCCTTGAGAACTATAAAACTAGAATCGTCGTGTTGGCCCGTTGCATTTGTTATAGGAAGTGCCGTACGTTTTTGATCAACCTTATCATCTTTATGATACCTCATAAACACACTACTGTTGTCAAAGCAATATTGTTGAACCTGTTGCAAATCTAGTTTTGGTGTCCAAGAAGTCCAATCCCCTCCACTCATTAACAAGTTTCGATAATAAAGAAATTCATTCATACCAAAAATCCTTTACCCATTCCTCTGCTTGTAATAGACTGGCACCTTCGTTGAAAATACATACCTCGTACGACGGTCTGTATAGTCCGGCTTTGTTGTCGGTACGATAATCCGTGCCCATCTTATATGAGTAAGCAATATCTGTTGGTAAGGTTGCGACTTCCAATTCTTCATTGTATAAGAATCGGTCCACACCTTTGTATTTGAAGAGAGAGTCGACTTTCTTTCTTTGGAAGAGTTCATATACTGGTACTCCTTGATCACCTTGCCACATCATTATAGAGGAATTGTACTTTGTTGTATATCTATCTTGGCCATAACGAAACATTTTGTCAGGTCTATACACATTACCTTTTCTTTTGACTTTACCCTTGGGAAATATCATACCATCTCTCCACACCGAGTGAAGGACAGAAACCGTCTTTGGTTGGACTTCTAACAATCTATTCAACGGATTAATAATAACAATATCAAGATCGAAAAGAATATTAGTTTGTCCTCTGGGGTCATTGAAGTGTCCCAACATATCAATCTTGAGCCACCACTTCTCAAGATCGGATTGTATTGGAATAATTTTAACTTCTGATCTTATATCTGTGGGATCTTCTGTGTAGCAGTAGAAGTCAAAATCTCTAGGAAGATTTCGCTTGACCATACTATAGAGTTTATTAACAAATTCAGCAGAGTACTTATCACCCCACTTCACACATATTATATTCATAGTTAATTTAGTTGCGCAACTTCCTCATTTGTTAAATTTTCAAATGGAACAATCCCATTCATGAATTTGATAAACCCAAGATAACCGGCCTGGTGTGACTCCTGAAAATAATCGACTATATAATCTCTTTTGCCAATCTCAGTAGTATTATCCTCGACTATGGCTAGCGGATTGTTTTGTTGAGCGAGCAAAGTATTACTAGCAGAAATTATGGACTTTGTGTGGGGCACATATAATCTATGACGATTCATAGCTTCTATCACATTGATGGAATTCGAATCTTCTCCCATCTGCTTCAAAACTCTTGGAACCACCAGATCTACCAGTGATTGTTCTGTTGGAGATTTTTTAGATGAATAGCCTAAATTATCATCATCAAAATAAATGTAATGTTTTAAACCAAACTGTTCTACCATATTATAAAATTTTTCACGGTTTACCAAGACTTTTTGTTTTGGGGTAAACTGATTACTGACATTCGAGTATAGTACGTATGTCACGTCCTTACCGTAATATTCAAGGCACATTTGAACTAATATGTTGGCTGGGTTAGGAGTAGGACTACCTCCTTGTTGCATACTAGGTGCCCACCCCACAATCACTCTTTGTCCAAGATCAAGTGGTGAAAAATAATCCGATTTGTTCCATGTGCTCAGCGCAGCCATATAAACTCCTGTAAACTACGTAGTTATTTATAAATGTTCACAACCACAACCATTATAAATAATACAATCGTGTAATACTATCCTATAGGTTTAAAATGGCTCAGTACGAAGAATTTACAATTGATCAAGGTACAGATGTTTCTATAGAACTACATCTTACAAATACGGACGGATCAAAAAAAGATCTGGATGGATACACTGTTGATGGTAAGATGAAAAAAAATTATAACAGTGGAGATTCAGACACAACTACGTTTACTGGTATTGTCGCTTCCCCCGCTTCCAGCGGTATTATAAACCTATCCTTGACAAATGAGCAAACTAATTCTCTAAGAGCCGGTAAGTATGTTTATGATGTAGAAATATCCTATGACGAGGACAGCGCAACTACTATTGTTGAGCGTGTTATCGAGGGTAAAATTTTTGTCACTCCATCAGTAACAAAATAAGACATGGCTTCAGAAAAGTTTAACGTATCGGTAGGTCAGAAGACAACCGTAAAGATATCAGAGGGTCAAACTCTTGTATCTAAGGTTGTAATTGGCACGCCAATACGGTCAGTTGATCAAGCGGCATTCAATGCCGCCACTCTTAACAGACAGCCGCCCGGTTACTATCTTGATTGGAACAATTTTACTAATGTTCCAGATAAGGCAATTCTCGAAAGAATTGAAGAGCTTGATTCAACCACAAGGTTTGGTGCTGGTTTAAAACTTAGAGGAAATATTGTATCAGAGGGTTCAATTGTACCAGACTCTGATATCAGATATAACTTAGGTACACCGCAATATAGATGGGGTTCGTTGTATGTACAAGGACAAACGATCTATATTGGTGACATTGCGTTGTCTGATGATGGCGCTGGTGGCCTTGGTGTATCTCAGGTCGTGTTGGATGACGATGGGAATCAAGTTCTGGGCGAAGATGGTGTACCAGTAATTGGAGTAGTTCAAACTCTTGCTAAAGGTGAGGACCCATCTACAGATTTGACACTGACAACTCAAAACCAGATTGTCGATACATTCAAAGGTAATCTACATCGATCCGTCAAGTATGTAATTCAACTCGAGCATGATTCAGACAGTAGGTACGAGACGTATGAAATGTTGTTGACTCATAATGGTAGTAGTGTGTATATGAATGAATATGGATATGTCAGTACTCTTTCAGATGATTCAAGTCTCGGCGAGTTTGATGCTACTATTAGTATTACAGGAGACAGCTCAACAATATCTCTTCTGTTCACACCGACGCTGACAAATACGAGCTTTAAAGCTAAGAAGTTTACAATAGACGCATAATTAAAACATATAAATAAACAAGTAGTAGTATGTACGTAGCCAAGTGGAAAGTGAAATAAATGGCCATCAATAAGAGGTTTATCGTCCGCAAGGGCTTAGAGGTGAACGACAGCGCTGTATTCAACGGCGTTCTAGTAGCTTCGGGTCTACGATATCCCACAGCAGATGGCAATCCAAATGATGTTGTTAAAACAAACGGAGCGGGAACGCTGTCGTTTGGTAAGCTAGCAATTAGCGACTTGTCAGATGTCGATTTGCAAAGTCTTCAGGATGAAGGGCTTCTCGTATATGATTCAGATAACGGTAAGTGGACTGCTAAAAATGAAATTGTGGCAGACATTACTTCCGATGGAGGCTTTTATTAATGGCATCAATTATTAAAATTAAACGATCTGGTACGAGTGGTGCACCGTCAACACTCAAGCTAGGTGAACAGGCGTACTCATACTTAAGCGGTACCCAAGGCAATGGTGGTGATAGACTATACATTGGTACGGGTGGTGTCGATGGCTCAGGCAATGCTAACAGCATTGATGTCATTGGTGGTAAGTACTTTACAGATAGATTAGATCACGTTGAAGGTACACTGACTGCATCCAGTGCAATTATTACGGATGCAAGCAGCAAGATTGACAACTTAAAAGTTGACAATATTGACATCAACGGGAACACAATTAGCTCGACAGATACCAACGGTAATGTTGTATTAGATCCCAACGGATCAGGTACTGTTGATGTTTCGAGCGCTAAGATTACAAGTCTAGGCACACCTACTGCTGGTACAGACGCTGCAACAAAGCAATACGTTGATGATAACGTAGGTGCATCGAATCTAACAATTAATGGTGATACAGGTACTGACACCATTAACATGGCTGACTCCGATCTAACGATCACAGGCAGCACAGGGATTACAACAGCCGTAACAGACAACGATGTTGCAATCAGCATTACAAACACAGGTGTATCTGCAGGCTCGTACGGTTCTACTACACAGATTCCCACGTTTACAGTTAATGCCCAAGGTCAGTTAACTGCTGCTAATACAGTAGATATTTCTTCTACACTAGATCTCGCTGGTGATGGTGCAACAACTGGTGATGTAAGTCTACTTGACTCATCGCTGTCTATTGTTGGCGACACAGGAATCACAACAACAGTTTCTGGTAGACAAGTTTCTATTGATCTAGACGATACGGCAGTAACACCAGGCTCGTATGGTTCTGCCTCTGCTATTCCAACATTTACAGTTGATCAGCAAGGTCGTTTGACTGCTGCTGGTTCTGTTAACGTTTCTACAGACCTCAACCTTGCTGCTGATACAGGCACTGGTGGTATTAATCTTCTTGATTCTGATTTAGAGATTGTTGGTGGCTCTGGTATTAGTACCAGTGTCTCGAACGGCACCGTTACAGTTGCTGGTGATGATGCGACTACAAGTGCAAAGGGTGTTGCATCTTTTGCAGCAGGCGACTTTACAGTTACATCTGGTGCAGTTGCTATTGCCACAGGTGGTGTTAGTAATGATCAGTTGGCTGGCTCGATTGCAAATGCCAAACTTGTAAACTCGACAACAACATTCACTGGTGACGATACAAACACTACAGATGTTGCTCTTGGCGGTACAGTTGATATTGAAGGTGGTACTGGTATTAGTACTGCTGTTACCACGGGTAAAGTAACAATTACAGGTGACGATGCAACAACATCTACTAAGGGTATTGCATCGTTTGCATCAGCTGACTTCTCGGTTTCTTCAGGTGCAGTTTCGATTGCTGCTGGCGGTGTTAGTGATACACAACTTGCTGGTACATTAGATCTATCCGGTAAGTCGGTTACTCTTGCTAATGGTGAGATTAGTAACGCTGAACTAGCAAACTCTACGATCCAGGTTAATGGTACTACTATCTCTCTAGGTGGTTCAGGTACAATTGACACGGATGATATTAACGAAGGTTCAAATAACCTTTACTACACAACAGCACGCGCTGATTCGGACGCTCGTTATTCGCTAACCGTTACAGACAACGGTGGTGATGGTTCGCTTACATACACACCATCTACTGGTGAGATTGTTTACACAGGTCCATCGGCTGCTGAAGTAAGAGCCCATTTCTCAGGTGGCACTGGCGTCACATATGACAGTAGTACAGGTGTTATTGCAATCGGTCAGGCTGTTGGTACGGGTGACTCGGTTACATTCTCTGGCTTAAAGGTCACAAACAACCTTGTTGTTGATGGTAACCTAACGATCCACGGTACACAAACGGTAATTAATACTTCAACTCTTGAGATTACCGACCCAATGATTCACGTTGCTACAGGCAATGAGACATCAGATGCTATCGATATTGGTATCCTAGGTCACTACTCAGATGACGGTGGTACCACAAAGAGACACACTGGTTTTGTTCGTGACGCAACAAACGGTACATACGTACTATTCCAGAACTTAGTTGACTCAGCTCTTGATTCTTCATCACCAGCTGATACGATTAACTTCGGTGATGCATCTCTACAATATGCAAACATTAGAGTTGGTACTCTAACAGCCGACACCATTGTTGGTTCGATGTCTGGTTTTGATTCAGACTTTGCAGCAAAGACGACGGATGATCTAACACAAGGTAGTACTAATTTTTACTACACAGACACGCGTGTTGATACATTCTTGTCGACTGCTTTGGTTGCTGGTGAAGGTATTGACATTACTGATGGTGTTAATACATACACAATCGCTGCTGAGCTAGCAAGTGAGACCAACGCAGGTGTTGCAACATTCGATGGTACAAACTTTACTGTAACTGGTGGCGATGTCACATCCAATGATGTTTCATTTGCTACTGATGGTGCTGGTACGGTAGATAGAACATTAGGTGAGACTGTAACAATCACCGGTGCGTCTGGCCAAGGCGTTAGCACATCAATTGTTAGTGACGAGATCCAAGTAACTGTAGCAAATGCGGCAGCTGACGGAGCGACAAAGGGTGTTGCTGCTTTCAATAGTACACACTTTTCAGGAACCGGCACAATTTCTGCTAACGATATTACTCTTACATCACAGAGTGGTTCGATTGCTGCAACGATTGGTGAAACGTTTACTATCAACGGTTCTGGTCCTATTACAACATCTGCTAGTGGGACAACACTAACAGTTGGAATTGCAAATGCGACTGTTAATGCAGCTGGTATTGCAAAGTTTGACTCGGATGAGTTTGATGTAACAGACGGTCTCGTTACTATTGATACAATTGATGGCGGTAGCTATTAATACTATATAATTAAACAGTCGGAAGGCTCTATAGTCTTCCGACTTTAAATAAAACCTTTTTAGGGAATAGAATGGCTAGAATTATACTTAAAAAGTCTGCCACAGCAGGTAAAGTACCTCTTGCGGCGGATCTCCAGTATGGTGAAGTAGCGCTTAACTACCAAGATGGTAAGCTCTATTTTAAAAATACATCGAATAGTGTCCAGAGTATTAGTGCTGGAGCTCTCGGTGTAGACTCAGCAGCCACTATTGCCCTTATTGACTCTGCTTATGTACAAGCGAGACAAACCCCCCAAGCTCCAACAGGAGTAGATTCTGCAGCAACAATTGCGTTAATTGATTCCGCGTATGTTGCAGCTCGGCAGAATACATTCACTAAGATTGCTGTCTCCGGTCAAACTACTGTTGAGGCGGATGGTCCGTCTGATACTTTGACATTGGAAGCTGGTTCTAATATCTCTATTACTACTACACCCGCTTCAGACACAATTCGCATTACAGCTAATGTAACATCGGCTGGAACAAGTCAAGCATATGACTTTGGTACGTTTTCCTCTCCTGTTGAGTTTACTCTCGACATGGGAACATTTTAACATTTGAGGTGTAGAGATGCCATTACAATTTAGAAAAGGCGTTGAGGCAGATAGATCTAGTATCACACCAGATTCTGGTGAGCCGATTTACGTAACGGATACTAAGAAACTATACATCGGTGATGGTACTACCGCTGGTGGTGTTTTAGTATCTGGAGATGCAGGCGTTGATTCTGCTGCTACAATTGCCCTTATTGACAGTGCATATGTCCAATTGCGGCAAGATTATGCCTACAGCTCTCTAACCGGGGCACCTACTACTGTTAGTTCATTTACTAATGATGCTGGTTATACCACTTATGACTCTGCTAATGCTGCTGGTCAAATTACTGCTTATGGATATACAACATACGACTCGGCAAACTTCTCTCAGCAGTTAAGTGCTGCTTCGGGTGTTAGTTTTGACCCAGCTGGTACAGACAACTCAACAGATGTAACACTTGCCGGTAGCTATGACTACCTAACAATTTCTACTCAACAAATTACGTTAAATCAGATTGATGCTTCGACAGATATTTCAAACCTAACAACGTCAAATGTAACTGAAGGTACCAATCTATATTACACAACAGCTAGACATGATAGCGATTTTACTGTAAGTCTTGCTGCGGCTTCAGGTACCAGCTTTGATCCTGCAGGCACGGATAACTCAACTGATGTAACGCTGGCTGGTAGCTATGACTACCTAACACTTTCTGGTCAACAAATCACTCTTGGCCAAGTCGATGCGTCCACAGATATTTCTAATCTAACGACATCTAATGTAACAGAAGGTACTAATCTTTACTATACTACGGCACGTGCTGATAGTGACGCTAAAGCAGCTATCTCTGTAACAGATGCTGGTGGGGATGGTTCACTTACTTACAGTGCAGGCACAATTACCTACACAGGTCCATCTGCAGCCGAGACTCGTGCACACTTTAGTGGCGGCACGGGTGTTACTATTACATCTGGCTCGATTGCAATCGGCCAGGCTGTTGGTACATCAGATAATGTTACATTTGCTGATATTACAGTTGACAATCTAACGGTTAATGGTACAACCACTACAGTTAACTCTATCACATATACAGTCACAGATCCGTTGCTACACCTTGCCGATAGCAATGAGACATCGGACGCCGTAGACATTGGCTTTGTTGGTCATTACTCTGATGATGGTGGTTCGACCAAGAGACACACCGGCTTCTTTAGAGATGCAAGCAACGGTGAATACTATGTGTTTAATGGTTTGGTTGATGCAGGCCTAGATTCCTCATTACCGGTAAACGTTGTTAACAGAGGTGGTACTGATTTTGCACTTGCAGCTTTCAATGCAGGTACTCTTGCTGGCAAGTATCTCGGTATTGATTCTGATCTTACTGCTGCGTCTGGTGTAAAGTTCGATCCTGTTGGTACAGACAACTCTACTGACGTCACATTAGCTGGTTCGTACGATTACTTAACATTGAGTGGTCAACAAATCACACTTGGTCAGATTGATGCCTCGACAGACATCTCCGGTCTTACTGCTGAAATAACTGGTACAGTTACAAACACCTATCTCAGAGGATTGATTGACGATTCGTCGATTATTGTAGACGGTAATGGATCCACTGGTGGTGTTACAATTCAAGACGGTGGTATTGAAGTTCGGACAGGCACGAGCTCGGTAGCGTATGTTGATTTGTATTGTGAAGTTAACAATGCACACAGAGCAAGAATTAAATCTGCTCCTCATTCAAGCTACAGCGGCAACGTAGATCTTACATTACCTGTAACCACCGGTACGCTAGCGATCACAAGTGAAATTCCTGTTGCTGGTACGGATGTACTTGCATATGATGCTAACCTACAATCGTTTGTAACAGCGTTCACTTTACCAACATCAGACGGATCTTCTAATCAGGTCTTGGTTACAAACGGAGCAGGTACATTATCATTTGCCGATCAATCTGGCGGTTTAGATAGCGCCGCTATTA